TCTTTCATACTGTCGTCTATCTTTCTGCTCCATCTCTTATATCTTTTTATGACTATTTCTAAGCATTCAGAATATGTCAAATGCGATGTTTCCTTCATGCTTTTTATTGCATAAGCATCCCTCCACCAATTTGTAGAATCAACAGAACTTATTTTTCTGTATTTTGTATATTCTCTTAATGCCCATCCATGTACATGAATATTATTTGGTATCTTTTCTAGTGTTGACCTTATGAAATATTCTTTATTACCTCTTGGAGGTATTAATCCTAAACCAATCCATTGATTCCTTTCCTGTGAAATTGTAATCAGATCCTTAAGTAATTCAGGTGGATCTGTTTCATGAAATGTAGGGAAACCTTTAGGAAATTTTTCGTAATTCCTTAATGATTTTCGCCAGTCTCCTGAAATATCATCAAGGCCTGCAATGGCATCAGCATGCAAAACCCACTTTTCAGACCAATCAGCATAAGCGTCTATATCTATTTTTTTGCCTGTACTGAATTCTGAAAACGCACCTGAATCAATTAATATTCTTTCAAAGGTTTCTTGATATCCATTCATTATCCAATTACTACAAATAGCAAACGATAATAGTACTGGCATTTCATTCGCCCAAGAAGCTTGTAATTGATTATTAGGGCTTGACAAATATACTTCCATTAATCAACTCCCCAAGTTTTATGTGCTTGAATACCTAATTTAAAATCCTTCCTAGCTTCTACCCAATCTAAACACATACCTAAAGTTTCAGGTCTTTTATCACATGGGGTAATATATTTATGTATGAATCCTGAAAAATCATAATTAAACCAATCTAGCAAGTTGTTTCCGTTAAGGTCTGGAACTAAATTTATTTGATTGCCTTCGTGAATCTTTAGGTCGCTAGGTTTACCATGAGGAGATACTGATATAAAATTAAATGGAATTTCTTTGACTTCTCTGATTCCAGAAGTTGCTAGTGCAAATCTTTTAAATGGAAAATATTTTTGTAACTCCCTGATCAATAATCCAACATCTTGATCTGTTGGTTCTCCTCCAGTAATCCAAATCCATTCAACTTCTTTATTATCTGTTGTTGACAATTCTGTAACTATGTCAGAAATTGTAAATGTAAGTTTGTTATGGTTGTATTTTGTATCACAGAATCTACAACCTACTGAACATCCTGCAAGCCTAAAAAATATCTGTATCGTTCCTAAAAAATATCCTTCGCCCTGCACAGTTTTAAAAATATGTTTGTCAGCAAATAAAAACTTCATAATCACCTCTTAAGTTTATTAAATCCATTAATGCAATTCATATTCCCAAAATTGTCTTCTTGTTCGTTAATATCAACAAGAAAAGGTTTATCTAATATGATCGAAAGATCATTTACTTTGATCTCTGTTTGTATCCCGCAAGAACTAACAAGCCTTGCAAATTTTCTTCTTGAATCTGCCCTAAATTTAGAATCATTTGACCACATATGAAAATTACAATCAACCAACTTTCCTTGATAAGAACCTTGAATGATTTGAATATCGCAAGCAATGTATTTATTACCTGCTTTAGATGTTTTTATATCTGCCTTTAGGACCCTAGCTGTGTAAGTTCCTTTAGGTATTGGTTTACATTCTTCTGGTGAAAATATTAGATCATCCATGAAACACCTCGTAAAAATAAAGGGGAAGAACCTTAATTCTTCCCCAGTTAATAAAATTAAACAGTGTAAAATTTGTCAATGTTTTCGTATACATTTCCATCTTTTTCACTATTCTTAATCTTAACCATACAAGATTGACCTAAAATAGATTGTGCAGTAAGCTTTTCAAGACCTAAAGCACGATCTAAAGATTGCCTAATTTTTGCATGAATGTTACATACCTTAGGATTACTATGTCCGTCTTTGATATATAGGGAAAATGTTTTAATCCTACCTCCCATTTCATGTGAGTCATCAATTTTAACGGATAAAGAAATCCATCTTTTATCATCCTTTGATCGCATCTCTGCTTTTGTAATTGTGATTGGATAATCACCAGAAGGAAGAACATCGCTTTTTTGAATTTCTTTTGCTTCTTCAACAGAGAAAATTTCAAAGTCGTCTGATCCATTTCCAAAAGCATCGTAGTTATCAACAGCCATTATACAGTCTCCTTTTTAGAACTAGAAAAAATAGAATTGATCTTGTTGACAAAAGCGTCAACAGACATTACACCAGACACTCCAGGGATCCTAGATTTAGCGGTTAGGCCACCTCTAGGTGTTACTGTTACAGTCCTCTTAACATTGTCTCCTTCCTTTTTAATAATGGATTTACCTTCGTCATCGATCACTAAATCAATTTCGATAAATCCGATTAAGTCAGCCCAACTTGTAGCCCACTCAGTCATACTTTTATCGCCACGAACTTGAAATGCAGCATACTCTCCTCTTGTTGGATCGTTGACATTTTTAATCGTACTATGAGCCAAGAACCAAACCCCTAGATCCTTTTTAGAACATAGAGAATTAATCGCTAGGCTCATCTGAGTTGAAGCTTCTATCAGCCCTTTACCATATCCGCCACACGCCAGAACTATTGAACTAGAATTAGATTGCATACAGATATGTTGATGTAGCAATCGTTCTAGTGCCGTCAAACTATCAATGACTATGTTCTTATAATCGAATGTTTTGCTTCCAGAAATTTCCTTTATGATTTCTTTAATGGTTACAACAAACTCGTTCCAAGAATTAATCCTGATAGCATCAACATCTATACCTGAAATACCATCCTCGATGTTAAGGAATAAAGGTTTTTCAAGTTTTGATCCTAGCGTTGACTTTCCACTTCCTTCTGGTCCAAACAAAACCGCTTTAGGTTTATTATTAGGACCAAAGTTAATAGGTTTAGAAATATTCATTAGTCATTCTCCTGTTCATCAATGTTAAAAATTCTAAGTGATACATCATAGTTGTTGGCTTGAAACCAAGCATGCTTTAGTTTCATTTCATGGTTTTCACCAAAGAAATGTTGGCAACCTAAAGTCAAGATTTCATCAAAAATATCACGATGAACTGTAATATTAAATTTAGTTTTTGTAGCTAAGATGTTAATAGTTCCAATGATGTCAATAATATTTTCATCGTCAGAATTAAGTTCTTGTCTAATTTCTGTAACATCAAAAATAGAACGATCAGCAAAGTGACCATAACCCATTTGATTCTTTTCCATCCCTGTGTCAAGAAAAGGTTTCATCATCTCAAAATTGAAATCAAGAATTACGATAAGTCCATACCCATCGATTCCAAGATTGTTAAATGTTCTTGACTCGGACGCTAGGTTAAAGATTCTTTTCTTTGGTTCAACAGACGACATAACAACTCCCTTTAAAGGTAGAAATTGACCAACGGCTGTATGTGTGCCTACGTCCTAGGAAACGATCCTAGTAACCGTTGGTCAAAGATCATCGAGTGGGGTGTATTCGCTAATGTCGATCGACATTTTAGCGTTGAACTTTTCTCCAGTGTTATCGCATGCACGAAAATCATGCTTTAAGTCTTTAGGATGAAAAATTTGTAATCCATAAAAATTGCGAGCAATCATCAAAAGCTTTTTTTCTTCTGAGCCAGGCTGCAAGTTTGTTGGTTTAGATGCTTCATCTTTAGACATCATTGGAGAATTCCTTTTCCATACTCCCTCACCACAAATGAATCTTATAGTTGATCATTAAAAAAGTAAACAGAATTATCATACATTTTAAAAAATAATAATTTGTAATAATAATAGATACAATAAAATTGTTTTTTGATAATATTTAAAATAGCCAGAAAGCGAGGTGTCACATGGCTAAAAAAAGAGGTACGAAAAAAGGTGAAAGGGAAAAGCTTTGGATAATTTTCCGCCTTGGCTCAGACCTTAAAAGCAAGATTCATCATCTTGCACTTGCAAAAAATCGTACGATGAATGGTCAGACTTTAGAAATTTTAGAAAACTTTTTTAAGGAGAATCATAATGATTCCTATTGAGTATTTGTCTCACAGTCGTTTAGAAATGTTTAGAAAAAATCCTACTCTTTATAAGAAAACATACATAGATAAAGTTACAGAGCGAACTTCATCTCCTGCTATGATTCTTGGAAGTTTAGTTCATTCAATGTTATTGGAACCGGAGACGGTTGATGAAAAGTTTGCTGTTGCTCCTATATGTGATAAGCGTACTAAAGCAGGTAAAGAAACTTTTGAAAAATTTCAAGAGACATTGAAACCTGAAACTATGATTATTACACACGATGATGTTCAACAAGCTAACAGAATGATTGCTTCAATTCATGAAAACACAGCTTCAAGTTATTTTCTTAATTCTTCTACAATAGTAAAAGAAAAAGAAATATTAACAGAGGTTGTTTTTGATGCTGCACCAATCAACGTCAAGTTTATTTGTGATCTATATGATACACAAAATAATTGGGTAGCTGATTTAAAAACAGCTTCCAGTTATGATGTTCTTGACTGGGGTAAAGATTGCGTGTTTAACGGTTACTTCAGACAACTAGCGTTATACCGATTCTGTCTTAGATCAATGCAAATACCTATCAGGGATTGTTTCCATATCGTTGTAGACAAGAATGAATATCCATCCGCGATGGTTGTTCAGTTTGATAGTTCTGATATTGATAGGGCAGAAAACCAAGTGTTTGAAGGAATTAGGGCATTAATTAATGCTCATTCAACAGGTGTTTTTCAGCCTAATTATTACGGAATTATTCCTAAAGTAACTGCACCAGCTTGGTCATGGAGATAAGTCTAGATGCGGAGATACATCTAGATGAAACTGGTGAGCTGGTCTTATGTGTCAACTTGTTGTTGGCATTAAAAGGACAATAGTTTTACCGAGCTATTTAGTAACACACGGCTCACCTTTATTTTTCATAGGAGTTTAATGAATGACTAAAAATTGGGGTACAACTATATTGTTTACATTGCCCCCTTCTGCAAATAGCTGTTGGCGTAATGTTAATGGTAGAACAATCTTGTCTGCAAAATATAGGCAGTGGAAACTAGAAAACATGCCTATAGGTAGCGAAGGTGTATTTTGCCCTGATTACCCTGTTAACATAAATATAGTTGTACGACCTGGGAAAAAGTGGCGTAAGTGTGATCTTGATAATAGAATTAAGCCTATCCTTGATCAGCTTAAGAATTGTAAATATCTTAAGGATGATAATTGTGATTATGTTAAAGCTATATCAATAAAGCTAGGTAAAAAAGCAGATAATGATTTCGAAAGTTATGTCGAGATTGATATGTTAAAATGTGAAGATTTATCTATATAATGATAGATCAAAAAGTTATGGAATAAAAATATGAGCAAAAGGATTTCTCAATCAGAAGCAATTCAAATGGCAACAAGACGATCTTGTTTTTTTATTCGAGAATATACAGGATTAGAAATTATGCCAGAAGAATTGTTTTCAACTTGCAATGAAGCTATATCTATTTTATCGATGAAATGGGATTCTGAATTAATACCTATTAAAAAAAACCCAGAGTCGATTCTTAATATAGTTTGTTGTATGAATGTTATGGAATGGTGCCTTAACAGTTGTGAAATAAAAACTAATTCGAAAGGATATAAATTAAATGCACAAAAGATAAGTGATGAACTTGTAGAAATGTCTGTAAATTTTGAAAAAATGTTTCCAGGTTTAATGTCAACAAAAGGGGCAGAAAAATCAATGTATGATGGAGTTTCAGCTACGGCTGAAGCTGTAGAAACAAAAGGATTTTTTTGGTCAAAAAAGTTGAATGAAAAGATAACAATTCTCATGAGTTTTTACCCAGTGTTACAAATTCATGCGAAACAAAATGCAAAGCTTTTAGAATTAATGAATTGTTTAACAACCAATAAGGGAGTTTAATGATGGCTTGTACGATTAATGATGTTATTTATGTAACGAGTGCTGAAGCTAGGATAATTCTAGGTATCAGTGCGTCAGCTATGACACATAATATTACGAAACTTATATTTCGCAATGTTATAAACCTAAACGATTTTGATTTTGCTACAAACTTACTTGAATCAGCTGGAGTATTATCAGATGATATGAAAATAAGGATCAAGAAGATTACTGATAAGACAAGAGCTACATACTTGATTCCTATCGATCAAGTCGTAGAAAAAGCAAAAGCATATAAGGAAAAAGAAAACAAAAGAATTGAGCGTAAGCTTAAAAGGATTCAAGAAGCATTGAAACTTGTTAATGAATCTAATGGTTACACAAACAATCAAATTACAGAAAAGGAATAGCAAATGGAATTGCAAGATTATAAGGACTTTTTTCAGAAATGTACGCAACATATTTCCGATCGAACTGCAACTTATGGTTCACCAGAAGTTAATTTTAAACATATTGCAAACGCTTGGAGTATCGTTTTAAAGCGAAAAATTACTCCATATGAAGTTTCAATAATGATGGTTCACTTAAAGCTTGCACGGCTCGTTAATGATATTCATATTGATTCTATTCAAGACGCAGCAGCTTACCTAGCTATTGCACAATCTTTTGCTAAACAGGAAGCTGGAATAGAAGAACATTGGTTATCTAAAGTGCAGCTATAAAAAAAAGGATAGGGAAAACCCCTATCCTTATTTTTTTTATTTTTATATTAATTATCATAATCAAAATCAAAACCTCTGTTAGATTCAGGGTCTATTAATTTTAATTTGATCCAACATTCGCCATTAACTATTATCTGAAGTCCTTTTACATCTACGGATAAATTAAAATGATCAGTCAATTTGTGATCATTATGTTTTTCATAAAAATATTCAATCCAACTTTCAAAATCTTCTAAACCATCTCCATCGCTATATGCCCTAGCGATAGCACTATCCAAACAGTTCCATTTTTCATCAGCAGCTAATTCAGACATTGCCCAACGGTCTTCTGTTTCTCTTGATACATCGTTACAATCAAACATAGTAATCCCCTTTAAAAAAAATAAAAAAAAACACCTCTTGGCCCTAAACCGCATTTCTGCGGTTTAATTCGTTTTGGATTTTTTCGATTTGCTTCTTGCATTTGTTAATTTGAACGCCGATCATCATGAAATTAATTCTGTCCATGATCATAAAGCTGAGTGCCTGGCTGCTCAATTTTTTGTAATCTTTAGCCCTTAGAATCGTCTTGTTATTAACCATTTTTAAACCCCTTATGTTTTTAGTCAACTGAATTAGTTAACCTTATGAAATTATTCTAAAGATTTGTGTACACAATGTCTACATCAATTTATAAGATTTTATAGTTTATTTTCAATTAATTTCATTCCATAGTTATTAATTGTTTTTTCTATTATTACATTTTTCTTAGGAATTAGTTCATTTAACCTGAATGGCTCGTAATTTACATGGTGTTGGTATCTGCCCCATTTCCAGCTGACTGTTACTATTTCCGGATGCTGATCGACTAAAGATTGAGCCATCTTTAACCTACCATCGTCTTTATATAGTTCATCAGTATTACCACCTTTCATTGTTAATGTAGGTGCTTTTCCACATAAGAATGCATTGAACAAAATCAAACAATAGCCATCCTTTAGTGCGCGGATTGACAGATCAGTATCTTCGTTATATCTACCGCGCCATCTGTGTTTTAAATCATTCCTGATACAAATGCAAGAATATATGCGGCTATTCAGATAATACGGTGGAACTTTAGTCCTAGCACATGCAAAATAATCGTAATTAAATCCTGACATTACAACATTTTCGTATCGGTCTACAAAATCTTCTGCAGCCCTAAACATTGCTCCTGTTGTAACCTTTATTTTTGCATTCTTATTTAGCCGTTGAAAATCACGAATATTATCATCCATAATCCAATGCCGTTCTGCACCAATAGATATAGAATGTTCCCATACCCAATTGCGTGCTGGAATCGAACCTTGACCTAAATTAGAAAACGGAAGTACATAAATCTTTTTAGGATCTATCACTTCAGCATACTTATCATATTCTTGAGGTTCGATTACGATATGGTATGGTACGTTCATTTTTTCTAAAGCCTTAGAAGTCAAACGCGTGTCCCATCTACCTTTGCTAATAATATAAATCGGATGCCTAGGATTATTCATCATTTATCTCCTTCCAGTATGTAGGTCTTGCATTCCATAATTTTGTACTTATTTTTTCATACCCGTGAAGTCGCATCTCTGAACCAAAAATCCTTCCAAGCTTTTTGTTTTCTACAAGTTCATCTGCAACAATATAGAATGGGAAATGACCTATTGCTTTAGTATTAAATGAATTTGCAGCATATAAATTTTTCGGTGACATATATCTGATTACATCAAATAAATGTTTAATAGGATCGCTTATATGTTCAAAATATTCACTTGCAAAAACAATGTCTACATCCTTAGGTATGTCTAAAATAGATTCTACAATCTTAAAATCATTTTTTTCGGCTATACTATTGCAGATAGAATACTGCATAGTGTTTTTTAAATTTGTTCCAAACACTTCTGCATTAGGAAATAATTGTTTTAATGCTAAAGTTGAAAGCCCTATCCCGCATCCTAAATCTACGATGACTTTAGGATCTTTTGGAAACAACATAAATTTATTCATGTTTTTAATGTATTCTTTTGAATAAATTGTCCAACATGCAACAAGTTCAGCTAGGTAATATGGATGATCATAAACTCCAAAATCAGGATTTCCATTTTCGACAGACTTATACCATCTTGATTCTAATTCCTGTCCTATCCTTAATTCTTCCCTTAAAGTTTTATCACCTTTTAAATATTTTATGGTCTGAACAATTATTTCTTTGATTTTCAAATCTTTAATACTTAAAACATCATCGACAATTTTCATAAACGAATCTATCGTTTCTTTTGTACTGCAATTCAAAATGTCATTCATTTCCTTTATCTCCCTTTTCTGGTTCTAATATATATTCCATAACTTTTAACACTCGTCGTTCGATTTTTGGGAACCAAATGTATTTGGTTGTATATCCAATTTTTTGATCAACAAGTTTAGAGAATTCTTGAACACCTTCTTCTGATTCAAAATGAACCATTAAAGTTTTCATAGGTTCTTTATTTGGTTGATCAAATTCTGGCATACCTACCCATTCTTTTTCCCATGGCTCAGGTATTTTTTCCATAGGAAACAACATCGGTTGATCTTCGCTCATTTTTATCTCCTAAAATTTTTCTAGTTTGTTTTTAGACTTGTAAAAATAACCTAAAACATACTTTATGACAGCTGTTTTAGTGCCAAGGTTGAGGTCTTCCCGTATCCATTCAATTGTATTCATATCATCTTGCGTCAGCTTAAAATGATTTGAAATCTTGAAATTCTTATCGCGTTTAGTCTTCATTAGAATATATCCGTTGATGTAGGTTTAGATTTAAAAAGAAATACCATATCTTCGCCATGCCAACCACCAACTAAAGTTCCGTCCCATCCTAATTTATCTGCAAGCTTTATTGCAGATTCAGTATGGAGGTATTCTCGGCTGAATGAATAATCGTAAGCGATTGTAATGCTTACCTTTTTATCACTTCCGAGTATAGCTTTGATCCTAGAACCCTTCGTATTAGTGGCTGGCATGTATATGGTTGTTATAAACACGCCATTCATTGTTTCACAAGTTAACATATTTACCCCCACCCCTTTATAAATTTTTAAAAGTCCAAGGACACATAACCTTAATTTGTTTAATAGTATATCGCGTCATACTATGTCGATCTGTATAACATTTTGAAATACTATCCCATACAAATATCTTGTCAACTTTTGCAGAATATTTGGCACGATGATCAACCAGTATTCTGTAAAATCCTCTGCTTCGATCCTTCCATGGCTTGCAATAAAACATGAAAGATTCTGAAAGCTTCATTTTTTTGTCATCTTCATCCATCCAAAATTCTTTAATGTATGGATCAGTTTCAGTCTGTTGAAATTCTTCGATCATAACTATCCCCTTTGTAAGTTTAGGCCAACCAACATGATCGACCTAATATCAGTATATATGAAAGTGTTAACAATGTCTACATTGATCAATAAATATTAATCAAATCGTTCCTTAGCTATTTCTATGTTATTTTCTTCAAGTTCCTTTATTAGCGAATCTATTACCTTTTTAAGCTTTTTATTGCGTCTAATGTAATAGCTTTCACTTTGTTGTAATTTTAATACACGCTTCCTTAGTGCTCCAATAGTGTTAAAATTTTGAGTGATTTTCTTCGAATAGCATATTCTACAAAGGTTATTGTTATACACGAATTTAAGCAGCTTTTTAGCACAATTACGACATACAGAATCTATATTGGTATTAATCTTCTTCATGTTCTGCTCCTTCTTCTTCTTCTACAAAAGAAATTCTACCCATCAACAAAAGTTCTTCAATACCATACACTGTTTTCCGTTCGCAAGTAGGGCATTCTACCTTCCTTGCATCTGGTTCTAACGAGTCACCGTAATCATCTCCGCAATTTATACATAAGCCTAACATATCGTCAGCTTCGTGTATAAATTCAGATTCTGACATCTCAAACGTTTTAGATTCTTTCAGATACTTCATTTCAAACTCCCTTTAAAAAAATAAAAAAAAACATACTACGCGTTAGTCGATTTCTAATTCAGAATCATCCCATTCGTATGGAACAATTGTCCAAACATCAAGATTACTTGCAAGATTAGGATCAGGATGCGTTTCTGGACATAACTGCCAAGTTAATATCTTAACGCCTTGAACTATTATCCGGTGATCTTCCATCAATGTATAAACATTAATGGCTGGACCTAAAGCTTCCCAATCTTCAAAATCTTTGTCTTCAGGTTCAATCTGAATAATCAAGCTGCCTTCTATATCTTCAAGCTGGCAATACGATGGCAATGGATACTGCGCGGCGTTGCATGGATAATCACCTGGATCATCCCATATTTCTAATCTAATGGACAAAGTATTTTTAAGAATCTTCACTTTTTCACCTTCCTTTTTGATACTGGATGATGGATCGAAATATATGGTATCTTTTCTTGTTCTGTTCTAGTCATTACAGAAATAGCAGAATGAATTAATTCTATTACAGAAAAAGGTATAATCATTTCGTATTTCTTCATTGATTTACCATTTTTGCTAGTGGTAGGATAGTACACAAGTTGAGGATAAGATGAATGCGTTTGTTTTTCAAATTCCCGTACATCCTTTGCTTTTATTTCCCTTCCCCAAGTGATAAACAATTCATCCTGTATACCCTCTATTTTGGCCTTACCTATACAGGAACAGCCTAAAAAATAACTTCCGTAGACTGTTCCGTAGTATCTCATTTCTAATACTTTTAAAGCCTTAAGCATCTTTACCCCTTTATTGTTAATAACTTGTTAACTCAAAGAAAACCAACAAGGTTTTTCTCTATTCTTCCATGTAGCTAAATGATTTTTAGCTTTCATATAATACAGCCTGTATGCTTCGACTGCACAATCTTTTTTATACTCGATCGGCATGGCCTGAGCAAATTTAGTTAACATTCCTTCTGGTATGTTATTACATTTTGAATAGCAGTTTTGAATTACATTTTGGCAAGCGTGCTGCTTATTATACCTATATGTATACTCGAAACACAATTCTAATGCAAAATCACATAGCCATCTGAAGTTATCCCTATTTGCTGCAGCCCATTTAGTGCAAGGATGCTTGATATGTGCCGGCTTATATTCTACATCGTTAAAGCCATTTAGAATCAACGCAGTACATAACATCTGAGCTGATTCTAAAGGCATCTTCACAATATGTTTATCTACGTGATACCTAGCCGCTTCCTTGATATCAGTAGATAAAATAAATATATTCATTAAACCCTTTCGATTCTACTTTCGTTCAATTCTTGAGATTCCGCTTTTAACTCAGCTTCCAACTCCTTTTTAATTCTCATCCTTTCAGAAATTTGCCAAACTAAATCCTTAGCTTCCTGTTCAGTAATATCAGTAAAACCCATCCTCCTATAATAGATTTTTCTGTGCAGCTCTGTAGATTGCTCTTTTGAAATACCCATAATTTTTGCATCCCTATCGTGTGTCTCGTCTCCCATATGTATATAGCTACACATCATATGTAACCACCTACACTCCTGTGCAGTCAAATCAAGCCTAATCATCTTTGTTTCTTCTGGTTCTTCATAGTTAATACTCGACATAGCTTATTCTCCCTTTGTGTAATCTACATAGATGGATAAATCAACGTGATTCATCTATCTAGAATTATTCTAAAGGTTAGTGGTTACATTGTCTACACTAATTAGCAGTATTTTCAGAATTATTATCAATGTATCTATAGAAGCAAATGCGGTGAATATACTGTATGGCTATTTTTGTAGCTTATAACAGTGGTTTAATATATCTATAGAAATGGAGTATAAAAAAAATAAAAAAAATAGGTGTCACCCCTATACCTCTCGTATAACGGACCACAGCCGCGTGAGAGTGTAGATAGATATAGAAGGCAGAGAGTAGGAAGGTGTATCTATTGTGTACACATATATCTGTATCTATTATTTTTTTTTTTTTTTTTTTTTTTTATATATATACCACTATGAATGAATTTCCCTAATACCAATTATAAATCTATTTATACTCTCGCTTGTCTTAATATATTTATACTCTATCTTGTCTTAATATATTTATTTTTTTTGTGTGGACATTTAATAAAAAATGTCTATGGATCCTATTAATTTCTGCAGCTGTGCGCTGACGCCCCCTGGCCACCCTAATTTCTATGAGTAAAATCCTAAAACGTCAACTTTTATTTTTCCTAAAAATTCCTAATCTGTTAACTTCCATATGTATTTACATTTATTTATTATATGTTACTATGATAAAATCTAAAGGAGAATAATTATGCCAGCAGACACATCAATGCCAATTTCGCAAACGATACCAGGTACAGTAACAATAGCTGCTAGCGGAGCAAGCCACATTCACGCATTCACTTTACAGGGAGATGGAGATTGTTCAGTGCAGTTTTTTAAGGCTGACGGAACAACAGCATTAACCGGATTGATTCATGTACCTTGCTATCAAATATTTTCGCAAGCAATGCAATCAGTAGGTTTGATTCGTAGCGATGCAGGTATTAAATTAACTGTAGTAGGGAATCCATCTGGCAAGCTTTCAGGGTTTGTTACTTATAATGCATAACCCAAGAATTGAACAATGAATTCTAAAAAAACACCAGATGTCAAAGAATCTATAAGTTATGGGTCAGGAGAATATTCTTCTGGCTTTGGTCCGTTTTGGAATGACAGCGGGGCGTATAATCCGTTCCAATTTCCTTCTGCCGGGCAAAACGGATGGATTGATCCTGTTCAGCTTGCGATACGCGATAATTACCTTTCTGGTGAGCAATTACCTGTTTATCTGACTTGGTGGCAGTTAAAGTCAATTCGCGATAGAGCAAGGTATGTTTATGCTGTAAATGAGTTTGCACATGGTATTGTAGGCTGTTTTCAGAATTTTGTTGTTGGAGCGACTGGATTTAAATGGCGTGTAGCAAATATTGATTTAAGAACACCAGTTCCTGAAGAAATTCTTAAAAGATGCCAAAATACATTGGATATCTTTCGAGAATATAACAATATGGTCGAAGTGGAAAATGAAATCGTCTATAGGCTACATGTTGACGGCGAAGTGTTCATTCGTAAGTTTCCACAAGCAAATGGTATGTTAGTAATCAGGTTCATAGAACCTGAGCTTGTAAGGGGCTATGCAACGGATATCGGATCACCAAAAGATTCATTTGGGATTATTGCGGAAGAAGATGATATTAATTCTGTTCTTGGCTATCAGGTTATTGAAAAACCTTGGGAAACAAAAGAACCTAAATTTATTCCTGCATCAGATATTATTCACATTAAGTTTGGAACGAATGCGAATGCAAAAAGGGGTTTAACTTCCTTTTATCCAGTATTTCAGAATTTAAACAATTGTGAGGATATCCTAGCTTCAACTGTGACTATGGCAAAAGCTAGGGCGAAGATTGCGATGATTCGCAAAGTATCTAATGTTGCTCCTGATTCAATGTCTAACCTTGTAGATTCTACAGTGGATGCAACTATTAACGATAATAATCCAATGACAGGTAGTAACATGAAGCTTGAACGCTTTGGTTATGGTTCTATCATTACAACTCCTGAAAATATTAGTTATGAATTCCCTGGAGCAAATTTAGATTCAGCAGGTTTGATTGAAGTCCTTCAAGCTAACCTTAGATCACTTGCCACTAGATTTGGCATTAGTGAAACGCTTGTTTCTGGTGATGCTTCTAATAATAACTATTCATCCGCATTAATTGCAGAAGCACCAGCAAGAAGAACCTTTGAGAGATGGCAAGGTATTGTAGGTAGATCACTTGCCGAATGTAGGTTCGAACCAAATAAATCCCTTGCATGGACACAACTTAATTTAGCTGCTGAACACGGAATAATACCAAAAGAAATTTTAAAGAATTTAAAAGTTACTGCTGAAGCTTGTTCACTGCAATCTCGCGATCATCAAAAAGAAGCAGAGATGAACAGAATGTATTTAGATATGGGTGTCAAGTCAATTCAAACAATTAGAAGCGAAGTTGGTTTAGATAACGACACGGAAGCAAGTAACATTAACACACATGCTAATATTAAACCTAGTGATCCATCTGCAAAAGCAGAAAAACCTAATGCAGCACCAAACGAAACACCCAATGCAGCACCAGAAGCAAATAAACCTGAAGATAATAATGCAGAAGAGGTTCAAGATACTGCTTTGAATGGTGCACAAATAACATCACTTGTAAATGTAGTAACGCAATGTGTACAAGGTTTGTTACCAATTTCCGCTGGTATGGCTATTGCAAAATCTTCATTCCCACTAATTCCGCAAAGTGTTATTGATGCAATTTTCAAAGATATTGAGGTTAAGAAAACACCTGATCCTGAAAAACCTAAAGTGCAACCTATGGACAAATAATTTTTATTAGGTTAGTATTTAAAATATGAATTCAACATTTGAAAATCCTGTTGATCGAGAAAACCACATTGTCAGAGGTGTGAAGGTTCTTGGATTTACTTCCGCGAATGGAAGGATTTATGATTTTGCAGCAGTGAAGGAAGCTATTCAAAAATATGAAAAGGCTCCTGTAAACAAAGATCACAACATGGAAGAACCTTCCTTTTCTGATCGGCTAGGATGGCTTGAGAATGTTATTTTAGAAAAGGATGGGTTGTACGCCGATTTCCATTATAACCCTCATGCAGAAGGTATTGAATCGTTTCTATGGTTCGCTGAACACAATGGGCTTGGTGATGTAGGTTTCTCACATTTAGTTTCTGGAAAATATTCTGTTGATCCGGATGGTACGGAACGAATCACAAGAATTGACAAGGTTAAATCTGTTGACCTAGTGGCTAACCCTGCTACAACTAAAACAATATTTGAATCAGAAGTTAAACCTATGCCAAAAAAGGTAGTTAAGGAAGCAGAATATTTTTCTAAAGGTACAAAAATATCTAAGTCTGATTTAAAAAGAATAGAAAAAGAATCAGACGCAGCATATAAAAAAGTACAAGATACAGTTTTTAAAACAACTTCTGAATACAGAGCTGCACAAGATAGGGCAAATGTTGCAAATGAAATGTATCGTGAAGCATTAAAATTATATAATGCTCAACAGAATAAAGGATCTGAATCTATGAAAGAAAACGATAGTGATTTTAAAGTAGTAACAAAACTTTCTGGTACTAATGATGACCAGGTTTCTAAACGAGAAAAAACTTATGACCTTTATTACAAAGGGAAGTATTTAGGAACTGTTGATGACATTGCAAAAGTATGGAAGATTGAAAAGGAATACGCTAATAAAAAAGGATCTGAATCTATTAAAGAAGATGATTATGATGATTTAGGTTTAACTGATAAAGAAAAAGCAGATAACCTTAGAGCAGCAAAATTGCAAGATAGAAAAATGGCTGCATCTAGGAGAAAAAATAGTGGAGATGATGATGGCAGAAGAGGATATGGACCTACAGGAACTACAAGAACTAATAGGGCAAGGAGACGTGAATCTGTTAAGGAAGCAAAACAACCTTCTACAGGTTCCGAAATGACAGTTAAACAACTTATGGATTTATTCAAGGATGGTGAATGGGAAGCTTATTCGGATGTGGTTCCTAATAAGTATGTTACACTTTTTAACAAAAGTAAAAACAAAAAAGTTAATATCCTAGTACGCGAACAAGGAGATGATGAAATGGACAATAATAAAATGATGGAAGAAGAAAATCCAATGCAAGAAGAAGGTATGCAAGAACCAATGATGGAAGAAGCAGATGATGTTTACGCAAAAGTAAAAGAAGTTTGTGAAGGGGAAGGTTCTGATGAAGAAAAATCCCAAAAGATTCTTGAAATGCTTGGCCTCTCCGGTGGTATGTCCGAAGGTGAAGATGAACCTATGGAAGAAGCAGAAGAAGATCCAGAAGAAAAAGATGGTTCTAAATCTGCTGTTCTTGAAGTCGATGATGAAGAAGAAGAAGAACCCAAAAAAGAATCTAAATCGGAATTAGCTTCTTTGAGAAAATGGAAAGCTGAAAAGCTTAAGGAAGAAAAGATTGTGAATCTGATTAAAGAATCTAATCTTGAACCTACTAAAGTATTCATCAAACAACTTTCTGCAATTGATTCTAAGCTATGGAGTGAAGCAATCAACGATAGGAAGAAAGTTGCCTTAGTTAAATCTTCCGTTAAACCTATTTCATCTGGTTCGCAATCAAGAAGCGAATTAAGTTACAAACAATTTCTTGAATCCGTATTAGGTAAATAAACAAACTATTTAAGGAGTTTCTACAATGGCCATTCGATACAGTTTCAATACTACTAATCCTGTTATGGCTGAAGTTGATACAACTTCTGCAATCGCTTTAGGCGATCTTGTTGCACAAGTTTCAGGTGAAGTAATTTCTGCTGCTGATTTTACTTGGACAACCAACTTAGCAACAACCCAAGAAAATTTTGCAACAGCATTTCTTGGAATATCTGGTCAAACTAAACTTGAAGATGTTGAAAAAATCTATGGTAACTCTGTAGCTAATCAAATCAGAATTGATTGCTCCGGTATTTATGAAGGTGATTATACAGGGGGTGCCCTTGTTATTGGCGATTATGTTGGCCCTAGTTCCGCTGCTAGTGTACTCCTTCCACAATCACTTGTTAAAGTTGCAACTGCTGCTTTAGCAATTGGTAGGGTTGTAGAATCTTTAGCTGGAAATGGAACTGTAAAATTCCAATTGCTATCATCACTTAATTCAGTATCCCGTTAAACAAACTTTTTAATTTTTAGGAGATTTTGAGAATGAAGAATCTAGGAAAAAAGCTTAAAGCATTTGGCAAACAAAATGGTGTCTTGAAAACTAAAACCTACTTAGCAGAATCTATTGCCAAGGGTGATATTAGTTTGAGAAACATTTCCCTTCGAGGCCTTGCAGAAGGTATTGTTGGCGATGATTGGGCCGAAAAGATGCAACGCTTCAACGGGCCTGATCGAGTGTTTATGGAAGCATCTGAAGCGGTTGACGCAAGTAACTTTGCAGCAATCACAGGTCAGATTCTTATCACTACTGTTCAGGAAAAATATAAACTTGCAAATTTGATTGGCGATGAATTGGTGCAAACAATTCCCGCTGGTCAAAATCTTTCAAGTGAATTAATTCCTTGGTTATCTGATATCAGTCCTTCACCTGATGTTGTTCAACCCGGTATGCCATATTCACAAACTCAATTTAGTGGTAACTATGTACGAATTCCAGCAATCGAAAAGGTTGGTAGAATTTGTGCAATTACTGCTGAAATGATTTATTCTGATAAAACTTCCCAAGCTTTATCTAGTGCTGAATCGGTTGGAACTTATTGCGGTTTAGTTCGCGAGGAACGAATTCTAAATACCGTATTAGGTTTAACAGGAAGTTATGTTTATGGAACTGCTGTAGGTGCAGAATCTACTCTAAACACCTATAGCACTACAGCACAAGCTGGTATGACTTTTGGATTCATTAATAAGGTTACATCATATGCTTTGAGCAATTGGTCAAGCATTAACACGCTTGAACAACTGTTCTACAATATGAAGGACCCTAATACTGGAAAACCTATTCATATTTTTGAACCAGGTGCAATGTCCATGCTAGTTATGCCATTCCAAAGATATACTGCAAGCAGGATTTTAAATCCTCAAACAGTTACTAAGAACGGGCCTTTTGCTACTAGTGGTGATGTTGAACAGCTTGAAAGTCCAAATCCTTTGGATACTAATTACAAGATTTTGACTTCTGCTAACGCAAGAAATCTTCTTGTAACTAGTGGTGTTGCAGCATCAACAGCAGACAAGTATGTGTTCCTTGGAAACTTTAAAAAGGCTTTTGTATGGCGCGAAGCGAAGCCACTTGAAGTCGTCCAAGCTCCTGCAAATAATTGGGCGGAATTTAATCAGGATATCACGGTTGCTATTAAAGCATCGTGGTGGGGGTCTTGCGGTGTTATGGATCCTCGTTATGTGGTTCAAGGTTTACCCGCTTAATCTACGGGTTAACCCCTCAAGACCTGTACGGTTATTCCCTTTTCCGTACAGGTTTTTTCTTATTGGAGTATTTGCAATGCCTACACCCGCTGAAAATATTCTTACCATTCGAGATAATTATATTGCAGCATTGTTAGCAGATTCTGCAAATCCTCAACCCTCATATTCTTGGGAAGGTGTTAGCGTTTCTAGAACTGAATGGAGACAACAACAACTTTTGAATGTAACGGAATGCAACAAGGTAGCAGCAGCATTAAACCCCCAAGAATTCCGTACTCAATTCATGTAGGAGTGTTTATGCCTACTTTAGACTTATCGCAAGAATACAATGTTTTTGACAATCCTGAAGTTCTTGTTTTAGTTAATCCCGCTGGTGATACGGCAACAACTAATTACGGGTATCGTAGAGCAATTACAGTTGCTTACCAAGATCAATCAGGAGTTATGAAAGTTGAAAACATTACTAAATTTTTAGTTTGGAAAACTAATATAACCCCATTAGTTCCGCAAATTGATTGCGAAATAACTGATTCAAACGCTGAAAAATACTATGTAAATAGTGTAGATAATCAGGGAAATCAAGAATATTACGGTTTAGACTGTACTAGGAAAAGCAGCTAATGCAAAAAGTAATGAAAACAAATCGGCCTATAATGACAGCAAATCCCGCTGACCGTTATACTACGATTGAAGATACTTTAGCAACAAATTTAGCTGCATTAGGTTACACGGTATACAAAAGAAAAGGTGCTGTAATTCGTGAAACAGATGTGTTTCCATCTGTAGTTGTTTCCCCTTCTGATGATGGTGAAGAATTAGGTGTAGAAACATTTGGTGGTATTGTTGAATTCCTTTATAACTTTAGGGTTTATTATATTCAGACTTATACAAGGGATTTAGAATTTACTGATCTTGAAGACCGTTACAAAATAAGAAAAGAAATTTATAGGATTAATCAATTTGCTGGTTCTATAAGTCCTACAAGAATTTCCATCAAAGGTATTCAACCTTTTTCAATCAATGGACAACCACAAACTGTTTACAATGTTACGGGTTTTAGGGTACAATATGGTTTTATAGAACAAGGTTTGGTTTAACTAGGAGAATTAAAATGCCAGTAGATAATATATTTTTGACAGGTAAAATTGCTTTGTTTGATTTAACTAGAACAGATGGAGTTGTAGGTACTGGTACACTTCCAGTTACTACTGCAACCATTGCAACTAAAATTGAAACACCTGAATCTTCTTCTTATGCTTCAGGTGGTTACACGGAATTAGTTCTAGGAATTCAATCAGCAGAAATTACGGTAGAAATTCTTTATGATAAAGTTGCATTGCCTCCAATATTTGCTGGTATGAAAGCAGATGTTACTTTGTCTCCTACTGGTGGTAGGTCTGCATTTCTTGCATCATCTCCAACAAGTACACAAGCTACTTTAGGAACAAATGAATATTTAGCTTATGCGGGTGATCCTTTAACTTTTAATTTTGAAAATTGTACTGTAACGCAAGTTACTTACGATATGCCTGTAAAGGATCTTCAAAAAGTGAAGCTAACTTTAATTCCTTCAGCAAGTCCAGAAGTAAATTTTAGTGATGTAGCATTCTAAATTTAATTTAAGGAGTTTATACAATGGCTGTTTTATCAGGTAGACTTGGTTCAATTGATTTTGGTGCATTAACAAACATTCCAGCAACAAACATTTCAGTTAATTCAAAAGCTGAAGTTGTTGACACAACTAATTTTACAGGTTTAGGTTTTGATTCTCATGCAATTGGTATGTATTCCGCTGAAATAACTTTAGACCTGTTAGAAGTTAATTCTGGTTTCGGATTGAAACAAGGTCAATCAGGAACTGTAACAATAAACGATGGTGACGATGTAACACCCGGTGCAGTTACTATTACTAATTGCCTGATCACAGGTATTAATTATGATGCTGGTGCAAAAGATATCCAAAAAATGTCTATTACATTAGCAACTAAAGGTGCTTATTCTATCATTGTTGGTTAAATCTAAGGGGGAAAAATGGCAGATTCAGTAGGAAATATTTTGAATTCATCTGGTGAAGGTTCACAAACGATTGAATTTAAGGGGAAAAAATATACTGCAAGTTTGATTACTCAAAAAGTAAAAGCTGATTTTGAAAAGTCGATGGAAAAAAAAGCTTTAGATTCAATTTTTACTTTGAAGGATCGGCTTGAACCTGTTGAATTTCGAGAAGCTGTAAGCGGTGTTACTCGTGATATTGCTTCAGGTGTTTATTCTTTTGGATCTGAAAATTGTGTAGCGTTTTTAACAACTCCTGTAGGTGTTTTAACATTCGCTTCAATACTTTTTTCTGCTCCTGAAAATGAAATGCAAGATTTAGTTCTTTCTGAAAAAGAAAGATTTGAAGCAGTAATGGAAATCGTAAGGGAAAAAAGTTTCCCAAACGCAAGGAGGGAGTAAGTTCATCCAAAAGATATGAACCTATTCCCCCTCCAAATTTAATTAATTACTATGTTCACTTAATGGATAAACCTTATCTATTAAGGCCTTGGGAGATAGAAAAATTAACCGATATGCAGATTGTTGAACTGTACTACAGAAAAAGAGATGATAAAGGAATACCACTAGAAATAAACGATGAAAAGCATGAATGGGATACTAGGAAAAAGATAGTTGCAGAAGATGTTATGATGTTCAACAAGTATCAGAATTTTATGAAAACGGGTTCTATGTTAGGTGGTTCACCCAAGCAATTGAATAAATCTTGGGTTGATAAATTTGGAAAAATACCGGAAAAACCAAATGGCTAAAGATATTCCAATTGATTCCGGTTCAGATTTTACAGCAGATGTTGTAAAAGCTGTTGAAGCAATTGCCCAAAACATAAAGAATTCATCAACCGCTTTTACAGGTAATTTTGATAAAGTTTCTAATTCAATTAAGACAATGCAAAAAGCGGTTGTAACTTCTGTTAAGCAGATTAAATTAGTTGCACCAGTAAATAAAAAAGATGTTAAGAAGGAAGAAACAAAAGATTTAACATCTGAATTTTCAAGAATTGTAGACGCAATTCAGAATATAAAATTAGTTTCACCGGTTGAAAAACAAATCAAAAAAGAACCTGAGAAAAAAAAATCAAAATCTGAAAATAAAAAAGATACTATAAAAGAAAAAGAATCTAAGGCTGTTAAACCTAAAGATCCTATAAATTATACGAAGCCAATTTCATCAGGTTTTAAATCAATCATTACAGCAATTGCAACCTCAACAAAGCAAGTTATATCAGCAATTTCTAAAATCAAATTAGGTAAAGAATCTAAAGAATCTGTTAAAGAATCTTCCGAAAAATCATCTAAAGAATCTATTAAAGAATCTAAAAAAGAATCTGTTAAAGAATCTAAAAAAGAATCTGTTAAAGAATCTAAAAAAGAATCTGTTAAAGAATCATCTAAGGAATCAGTTAACAAGTCTATTAAAGAAAAATCATCTAAAGAGTTGATTAAGGATAAATCAGTTAAGGAGTCAATCAAGGATAAATCAGTTAAAGAATCTAAAGAAACAATCAAAGAATCTTCTAAAGAATCTAAAAATAAATCAAAAGATTATTCAAAAGATATTTCTTCAGGTTTTAAATCTGTAACAACTTCTGTAAAGGATATGACAAAAGAAATTGTTGCATCTGTTGGAAAAATAAAACTAGATGTTGGTAAACCTGAGAAATCAAAAGCAGAAAAGAAAAAAGAAACAGAAGGTAAAGCAAATTTTGCTGAAGATATTTCTTCCGGTTTTGCTTCTATTGTTACCTCTGTTTATGAAGCATCTATACTAATTACTAACGCTGTTCTTGAAATTGGAACAGAGATTGTAAACGAATTAACAAAAACTAAAAAACAACCTAAAAAAGAAACTCAAGAAAAAAGCGGGCCTGATTTTACTCCTGATTCATCTATGAGTGAAAAAGAAAAATCAGTTATTAAAAAAGAAGGTTACAAAGATAAATCAAATAAAGAACAACCTAAAGCAAAAGGTATTTCAATAGCTAAAGCAGTTATTGAAATTCAACAAGCAATTATCGTTTTAGGTAAAGGAAAAGAAGAAGATAAGAAAAAAGATAAGAAAAAAGATGTAAGTACAGGAAAAGATAAGAAAAAAGATGTAAGTACAGGAAAAGATAATTCAATAAAATCGATTTTTGAAGATGTCAAAAGCACTATAAGCAGCTTTATGAAAGGTAATAAAGCTGAAGGAATTAAAAAAGCAAAAGGTATTGTTGGAAATGTTATACAAAACAAAACAAGTAGTTTAATGGGTGGTGGTAAAAGTTCGCCAAAAATGGGAATTAAATCAGGTGTTGGTGCTGCTGGTGGTATTGGTGGCAAGATTGGAGGGCCAGCATTAGCACTTTTAGGTGCTGGAATTTCAAAACTAATGCAAGGTGCTGGAATTGCTGCTACTGCTATTAAAAAGCATGGGATAGAACTTGCAAAAAAAATACCCGGTGCAGATAGAATTATTAAAGGTTCTTTAGTTGATGGTAAAGGAAATAAAGCTGCAAAAAAAGTTGGTAGTAAAATTGGTGGTTCTGTTGGTGCAGAAGCAGCGGGTGCAGCAGCAGCGGGTTTAGGAATGGCTTTGAATTCTGTTACAGGTGCAGTTGGTATTGCTTCAGGTGCAATCGGAATGTTTGGTTCATACATCGAAAAATCTAACCCTGCATTGATGGAACAATTTGGAATTATCCTTAACGATTTAGGTGGTGTTATTGGTCGATCTCTTGCACCAGTAATACAAACACTATTACCTTTGTTTCGCCAATTTGCCGATTATATTGATTATGCAATGAAGTTAATCCAACCTTCCATTGATGTTGTAATTAACGCATTTAAAGCATTAGCCGGGCCTCTAATGGAAGCGGGTGCAACAATTTTAAAAGTGTTTGCTCCTGTATTAGTTTTTGCTGCAAAAATTCTTGAAGGTTTAGTAATTATTGTTACTCCCTTGATTGATGCTTTTTCGGAGTTTCTTGAAATAATTGGTGAAATGTTTACATCATTTTTTGAAGGTGTTGGAATAACTGAAATTATGATGAATGGTTTTAAATTAATGTCTGATGCTGTAAAGATTTTAGTAGGTGCTATAGGTTGGGCATCTGGTGCATTCTATCAGGTAATAGGTGCAGCAATAAAAGGTATTGGAACTTTGATTGATTGGATTCCCGGTACAGGTGATTTAGGTAAAACATTAATGAAAATGGGGGAAGATGCTGATAAAGCTGGTGCAAAATTAAGGGAATCAGGTGCTGATATGATTTCTTCAGGTTTAACAGGTAAAGAAAGAGATAAAAAACCTCCTAAAATTAAACCAAATGCTTCAATAGGTGCTGGTGTTAAAGAAGCTCAAGAGGTTTCAATCTCAGGTATTGGTGATGATATCCGTAAATCGGCAATGATGGCAGGGCAAGGGCAAAAAACACAAGAACAAGCTTTAAATGATATTAGTAAAAATCTAGAAAAGAACAATTTAGCAGCAGCAGTTGCACAAGGAATGATTGAAGCACAAACAAAAATGGGTGATAAACCACAAGGATTTAAAAACGATACTGAATATTCTGGTTCTGGTGGTTCTTTTGAAGCACCATCATAAGGGGAAAATATGCCAACGATTCCTATAGGTTTAGAGACAGCTTGGGTTGATGATACAATTGCTGAAAGAATTGGCAGTAGTTCACCCAATTCAGCATCATTTAATTCTGATGGTAATTCTAGAGCATCAATGACATATATTGTTGATGGATTTGGAACAGATTTGGCACAACAAAACCCATTAGTAGCATTTTGCCAACAAGCTTTAGGAACAACAAAAATAAGCCAACTTTTTAACGATGGATCTTTAGAACGATCTTCGCCAATGGCACACCCTCAATATAGATGGCTTTACGCTGATAGTATTTCTTCAATTCGTGGCTTAGGGTTACTTCGAGAATCGCAAGAAGATCCTTCTTCCCCTTTAGTTTCTTGGGATACTGCATCAAGCACTTCCTATCAATTAACAGCACCATATTTTGCAATTTATGCTAAATATGAAGTTACAGTTGAATTTGGACCTAGGCCTTACCTTGCAATTAATGATCCAACGATGTTGGCACTAGAAGCAGAACACCCTGGTGAATATGCAATCATTGGGCCTGATAATACTTATTCAAAAGATGATGGAACACAAATAACAATTGCTGGTTCTCCATTCCGTGAATATATGCGTTTTACAACATTCACAACGGAAACATCAGCAGAATATTTAACCCTTAAAGGTGGTCAATTTCAGTTTGTTTCTGATGTTACTGATCCCCCAATCAATGGAACAACTATTCCCGGTTTCTTTGGAAAAACTTTAATTCCAAAAACAACTATAAAAATAACTTGGTTTGATGTTCCTTATAATTTTGTAGATCCTAATTCAACAGCATCAACAAATATTTATCAAGGTTTAGGAAGGGTAAATCAAAATTGGTTTTATGGTTTTGCTCCCGGTGAATTATTATTTGTTGGGTTTTCTAATACGCAAAAAATGCGAAATCAATTTGATGTATTTGATTATTCTTTAGCTAATGCAGCAGATTTACCTGATATAAACACAATACTTTTAACTGATATTACTTTTAACTTTTTATACATTCCTATTTTCTCTTATGACAAAACAGGAAATATTTATCCAGCATCACCAACAGGGGTTATAAATTCACAAAATCTTTCCTATGTAAACGCTGGACATAATTTGGCAATGTCGAACGCAAACAAAAAATATTACCCTGTAGTTTCCTTAGATGTTCCTCCTAATCCATTACCAGAAAATTGGGATAAAACAGAAAAAAAACCTATTTATCCTAGTTACCCTTTTGAATTAATGTTCAACGCTTTGCCTTATATCATGGCAGAAGAACCAACGGAATAAAAGGAAAATTATGAACGCTGGAACATACAATATAATTTGCGAACAAGGTGCAACATTTCAACGAATAATAACGGTTGTAAATGCTGATGGAACTTTACCGGATTACAATACTTCAACTGCAAGAATGCAAGTAAGACCAACAGTAGAATCGGCAACAATAATAATTGAATTAACAACTGAAAACGGAAGAATTACATTATTAGATAATACGATTACCTTAGATATTCTTGCAGATGATACAACAATTCTTGCTGCTGGTGCTTATAAGTACGATTTAGAAATTGAAACAGGTGCAGATGTAATTCGATTAGTTCAAGGAAATTTTACAGTTTCACCTGAAGTTACAAGGGTAAACCCATAATGGCTAATACAGATATTTTTGCAAGGGTTATTGTTAATGAAGACCCAGTTAAAGCAACTGTTGTTGTACCTCAGATTGTTGCAACAATTAACGATCCATCTTCAAAAGTTGTTATCAATAATGATTCTTCTGTTGCTGTTTTTAGGTATGTCTCTTTTACTCCTTCTTCTTTTTCTGTTGGATTGACTGCTCAAAACAATATTTTTTCTGTTTTAAATTCCCCTGTTACTTCTCAAGGTGTTATTGATTTAAGTTTTATTTCACAAGGGCAAAATACTTTTCTTGCAGCTTCATCAACTAAAAATAGTGTTCCTGATTTTAGAAAAATAACACAAGCAGATTTACCAAATTTATCAGGAACTTATTTAACTTCTGTTTCACATAATGGAACGCTTACAGGTGATGGTACAACAGCATCACCGCTTCAAGTTGTTACAGGTGGTTCTGTTGGCACAGTAAATTCAGTTGCAATGACATCAACAGATTTTACAATTTCCGGTTCTCCTATTACTAATTCTGGAACTATAGTTGCAAACATTACTGCAACAGGTGTTTCTTCTGGAACTTATGGTAGTGCAACACAAGTTCCAATTATTACAGTTAATGCAAAAGGTCAAGTAACAGATGCAACTACAACATCAATTTCAATACCAACTCAAGGTTTAACATCTGTTGGAATTCTTTCAGCAAGTTTAACTGTAACAAATTCTCCAAGAACAACAGATGGCAACATAACTTTGGAAACTGCTCCAACTGGAGTAACTACAGGTGTATACGGAAGCAATTCATCCATTCCACAAATTACAATTGGGCCTGATGGTAGAATAACATCAGCAGTAAATTTATCTGTAGGAACTCCCGGTAGTGGTATTGGTACAGTTACATCTGTTGGATTAGTTTCATCGACATTATCTGTAACTTCTACACCAATTACTTCTAATGGATTTCTAGCGGTTGATCTTTCTTCTTCTGGTGTAATTGCTGGAACATATGGAAGCTCAGTAAATATCCCTGTTTTTACAGTTAATTCTTTTGGACAGATTACTAGTGCTACAACATCAATTATTAATGTTTCAACATTAGGTAATCTTGATGGTGGTACAGCAAATAGCGTATATTTGATAACACAAAATGTTACTGGTGGCGATGCAAACGGAGTTTAAAACATGGCAATTGAAATCCAAATTAGGCGAGATACAGCAGCAAATTGGACAAGTGTTGATCCTACTTTAGCACAAGGCGAATTTGGTTTAGAAACAGACACGAACCAATTAAAAATTGGTGATGGTGTTTTGGCTTGGACTGCTTTAGCTTATTTTGGTGGTAGTGGAAATCCGTTTGATCAAGATTTAAATACTACAGATGCAGTTGTGTTTGCTGGATTAACAAACAATGCGATTATTTATCCAACTGTAGACGGTACAGCAGGGCAAGCAATTGTAACTGATGGTGCGGGAAATTTATCATTTGCAAGCGGTGCAAATCCCTTCGATCAATCACTTAATATTGCAGATGCTGTATCTTTTACCGGATTAACAAATAATTCAATAATCTATCCATCTGTAGATGGAACGGTTGGTCAAGTAATTGTTACGGATGGTGCAGGGAATTTATCTTTTGCATCAGCAGCGAATCCATTTGATCAAAGTTTGAATATTGCAGATGCTGTATCATTTACCGGATTAACCAACAACTCAATTATATATCCAACATCTGATGGTACAGCGGGTCAAGTAATTGTAACTGATGGTGCTGGAAATCTTTCATTTGCATCAGCAGCGAATCCATTTGATCAATCGCTTAACATTGCAGATTCTGTATCTTTTACTGGATTGACCAACAACGCAATTATCTACCCAACCTCTGATGGAACGGTTGGTCAAGTAATTGTTACAGATGGTGCTGGAAATCTTTCATTTGGTAGTTATTTACCGCTGGCTGGCGGTGCAATGGATGATACTGCAATAGTCACACTTAGCAACATTGGAACGGATAGAGATACGGAAATAGGTGGTTGGGGATTAGGAACGCAAAAAACTTCCGATAATGATTATTCTGCAACTTTTGAATACGATCAGATTTTAATTAAAGATGGAACGCAAACAACAACCATAAAAACAAATACCATCACTACAGGTGGAAGCTATATTGAGCGACAAGTTGCAGCAAGTTTTACCGCTGGAACTCTTACATTAGATTGTAATTTAGCAAATGTTTTTACACACGCACTTACAGCAAATGTAACAACAGTAACAATTGACAATATTCCAATTTCTGGATTAGCTATTGGAATCACTTTAATTTTAGAAGCTGATGGAACTCAAAGGACAATTACTTGGCCAGCATCGTTCCTCTGGTCTGGTGGAACTGCACCAACAATTACCGCAACTAATGCAAAAAAAGATGCAATAGTATTTATGACTTATGATGGTGGAACAAATTTCTTGGCGTTTGTGGCAGGGCAAAATTTATGATAAGCAGAATGTTAATGATGTGTGCAAATGCGGGTGGTTCACCACCCCCATGTATTGATGGGTTTTTAAGTTATGTAAATAATTACTACTTTAATTATGGTGTTGCAGATATAACAATAACGCAAGATTTAACTAGCTTATATGCTCTAGATTATGCTGATTTTAAAATTAAATGGTATGATCGAAATGTAACAACTGGTGCAATTACAATTGCTAATTCCTTTTCAACCCTGAGTGAATATCCTGATTTTATTTTAAGTTCGCCTCTTGATGCAAATAATGTAGTCCAAAATGTTTATGTTTGGTCTAGAACCGTTGACAATACAAATTTATATTATATAAGCACTTACGAAAGAACTCCAAACGCTGGAAGCTGGCAATTAGATTTAATAGATAAAACTCAAGTCAATTTAAGTGGTGCAGAATTTTACGGTAAACCAATATTAAGTCCAAACGGAAGTAACGCATATTCATTAGGTAACACCACTAACTACCAAAATCAACAACCAGTTATAATAACTTATGGTTCACCTCCTAATAGTGGAATGTATGTTCAAAGTGTTTTAAATCTTCAAACAATTGGCAATGGTAATTCAATAGAAATTTCACCAAATGGAAAACATTTATATATGTTTGGTTCTACTAACCAATATGGATCGAATGAACTTAGAATTTTTTCTAGAAATTTATCAACTGGAATTCTTACTTTCATTAGTCCACTTTCAACATTAAACAGAAGTTATATAACAGCAAAGCTTTTGTTTTCTCCTGATAGTTTGTCTGTTTATGTTGTTGATACAAGTTCTTCAGGGCCATCATATTCAACCATAGATAAATATTCTCGAAATGATTCAACAGGTGCGTTAACCTATGTTTCGACATTTTCAACAGGTGTTGATATTAGAGATGCAGTTATCTCTAAAAATGGGGAGAGTATTTACACAGAAAATATTCCGTTTTTGTCTCACTATATAGTTTCTTCAAACGCAATTACTTTTTCTGATAGTGTGGCTTTATCTCAATTTGGAATTACAAATGGGTTAACAGTTAGTTATGACAGCAAGTTCCTTTATCATCCAGATATCACGAATAATATGCCATATTTTTCTACAGATGTTTGCCCATCTATAACTTTTAAATTTGTTGCAGAAAATGATCCTAATAGTGTTTACTCTATTTCTGCTGTCGAACTAGGGATGGTTAACGGAAAAAAATTCTTTTCGCAAATTGGAACCCCTGCAAATTATTCTAGTCATATATTTTGGAACGGAACTTATTGGTTTTATAATCGTGGAAATGGAACAACAATATATTTTAACTCAACCGATTCAGAATTGCCTCCTAGCGGATTGTGGCAACCAGCTAGTGATCTTCCCCCCGGCCCTTGGATTCCCGCCCAAGGATTTACAACTGGTACATTAACTTACGAATATATATACACACCTCCATTTGTAGAACCTGATTATTTGTGTGTAACTGGAAACTCTGGATATAATAATCCTTCTTTTAATGGTCAATATTATGGCTATGGGGGTGCTGGCTGGGTTCACATTGGAGTTTCGTGGCAGACAAATGACGGAAGCACTATATCAAATAGTGCTACATTTTATACTCAATCAACTTCTGCATACGAATCTACTACAGGTTTAACTGGATTCTACGACAGCTTAGATACAAATATTTTTGGATATCCAGCACCAACAGTATCTTTAGGAAGTTGCTAGAAATTACTATTTCAATTTTAATTTTTTGAGTTATAATTGATTAGATTTTGGGAGTAATAAAAGATGTTTGCAGATATAAACTTCATAGATATTTTTGAAAAGTTTGGAGTTTCTTTAGGTTTTCTAGTTTTCATGTTATGGACAACTTACAAAGGTTTTGGATGGCTTGGAAGTAATATATTATTACCATTACACCAAAGACATATGGTATTTATAGACCGTCTTGAAAGCTCAATAAATGAAGTTACTAAAGTACAAACTGAATCAATGCGAATCTTGGCAGAAGTTCTAAACCATACAAAAACTTTAAGAAAGGACTCTAAAAATGATTAAGTTTCCAGACTCGTTGCCAATGGATTCTATTCTTTTGGTTATAAATAAAATCAAAGGTACAAATGAACCATCTAATAAAGAATTTGCGGAAGCTATTTGGAATATCGTTGGCTATGCAGCTAATCAGACTATACCGGAAGATAAAACGATTATTGGCGAAGTTCAAGATTTGAACCTTGAAGATTTTGCAGCAATTTTAGAACAAGCAATCACAATGAAAGATTCTCCTGAAGTTACTAAACTTCCTTGGGCAAATATTCTAAAGATTGGTTTAAAGCTTTTGATTTCGATTTTTTTGTAATAGGGGATCGGATTGGCACAAGGTAAGAAATAAGTATTTAGAAAAGTATCCAACTTGTGCATCTTGTTTAGAAGTCGATCCCAAAGTTTTACAGATTCATCATGTAATACCTTTTTCAGTAAATGAAAATTTAGAATATGATGAATCTAATTTAATAACGCTTTGCCGTGAATGTCATTTTCTTTTTGGTCATTTAAAAAATTGGCGATCTTTTAATAAGTGGTGTCGAACAGATTGCAAAACAATGTCTGAAAGAATAAGGAATAGACCATGTTAAACATCGTTTTATTAGTGTTTCTTCAAATACCTACTATAGACCTACCCGCAAAGGTATCCGGTCAAATAGGTGCTTTTATAACGATCCCTGCAAGAACAGAAGCGAAATCTGTAAAATGGGTTTCGGTTGATAAGGGATTGAATATTTTCCCTGTTGATCTTCTTAAAGATTCAAAAACCTTGATTGTTACGGCTCAATCTGAAGGTTCTTACAGAGTGTTTGCCTATGCTGGAAATGAATTTGGGCCTTCTGATCCAGCATTTACAACAGTTTTAATTGGTGAAAATCCTGAACCTATTCCAGTTAATCCAACCGATTCAGATATTACAAAAGCAGCATCAAAGGAAGATAAAGAAAAAGTAAAATGGTTATCAATGTTCTATTCTCAATTGTCTACGGATATCCAAAAACCTGAATATGAAACTTTAGGAAGTGTTTTTAAAACAGCTAAAAAAACAATTGATGATAAATTTAAACCTGAAGAATTATCTAATCTAAGAAGTGTTATCGGTAAAAGGTTAAATGAAAAACTTCCTAAAGATTCTGAATTAAAACTTACACAAGATGTTAAGGATTTATTAACATCAACATTTCTACAAATTTCTAAGGAGTTAAAATAATGGATGAACCATTTGGAGGTTTTAAAAAACCTGTAAAAGTTGCAAACAAATTTGGTTGGTTTCCGATTGAATTCCAACCTCAAGAACTTCAAGATAAATTTAATGCAACATTAGTTCCATTTATGATTTCAGGGGAAGATGTTGAAGCAAAAGAAGCTTTGTTATATAAGGTAGTTAATAAAGCTTGTGGCTATGATTTTTTCCCTTGGAATCAAAAAACTGGTTCTTGTGTTGCTCAAGGTGCTTTGGCAATGTTAGCCACATTGCAAGCTGTTGAAATCGTAACACTAGGACAATCTTACGAAGAATTTAGAATTCCATTCATTTTATATAACTATGGTCAATCTAGATCCCGTGGTGGTCTTCGTGGTAGTGGGGAAGGTTCTTTTGGTTCATCAATGGCAGAATCATTAAATGAAGATGGTTGCCCTCCCCTAGATCCTAGTTACCCTCAACCAATTAAAGAATCTGATGGTTCTTTCACATTTGGTGCTGCTGCTGAAATGGCTTGGTCAAATGGAGATAAACCACCAATCAATTTAAAAGATAAAGCTAAACATTTTAAAATAGAATCAACAAGTAAACTTGTAAATGCTTTACAAGTCAAGCAAGCTTTGACGCATGGATATCCAATAACCATTGCTTCTAGTTGGTGGGGATTTAGTGATTTAAAAGTTAAACCATCTGGAACACCATCAATTCAATTAGCTTCAAGAAATCAATCTTGGGGGCATCAACAATCATGTTTGGGATTTACTACACATCCTGAATTTGGTCTAATATTCCTAATCCAGAATTCTTGGGGTAATTCTCATGGAACATCACCCGGTAATTTTGGAGAACCAAAGGGATCATATTGGATAAATGAATCTGATATGGATCGAATTTGCAAAGAAGAAGTGTTTTCTTTTTCAAATTTTGACGGGTATCCAGCAAGAATTATTGACTGGAATTTGTAACTTTTTTGAAAGGATTCAGCAATGTTTTCATTAATTTTGGCGGTTGGTTTTGCAATTGATTTACCTGTTCGTGGTGGTAGCTGTTCTGGTGGTCAATGCTCTGCTGTAACAGTTGAGAAGAAAATTGAAAAGAAGGTTGAAATAAAAGTTCAATCTAATAATCGTAGTAGGTTCGGGAAAATTAAATCCCGTTTTGTTCGTTCGTGTTCCTAATGAAAGGGTGTTTTTATGAATCCTCAAATGATGGGTGGTCAACCGGGAATTCCTGTTGCACATCCTTCCCTAGATATTTTCGCAAGATTTATCAAAGGGGAAGCAACTAGGGAAGAAGCTGTAAATGCTTTTGCTGATTATGTAATGACTGGTATCAGGGGAATTCCTGTTCCAGAAATTGATTTAGCAAAATCTGTTTTATCTACTGAATCTGGTAATTTCATGCAATATCCCCAAGTGATTCAATGTATGGCTTTGCTGATTAAGGGTTAATAAATGGGGTTATTTTAAGTTATAATAGAACACTAGATTGTTAGTGTTCTATTTTTATTTAAGGCAAAAATCATGCGAATACAACCTGTACAGGGAAGCGGAAGTAATGTTGGCTTTGATGCTGCTACAGGTTCTATTACAATTTCAAATGAAGGTTTAACACCATTTGTTTACCTAAGGGTAAATAACAAAATACCTTTTCGTGGTGTAACTGTAACTAATGGCGGTGCTGGTTATGAAGAAATTCCTGATGTAACTATTTCCGGTGGCGGTGGTACAGGTGCAACTGCAAAAGCATACATCAACAATGGTGTTGTTACATCAATAGCATTAGTTAATGAAGGTTCTGGATATACAGAAGATGCAGATGTTTACATAGATCCTCCAACCGGAGAAGATGGAGTCCAAGCTGAAGCAACAGCAGTTCTTGAAGGTGCATCAGGATATTATTTATTTTATGATTTCTATGAAGTATCTTGGAACGGTACAGATTTTGAGGAAGTTATTGGTGGTTTGTTCGCTGATTTTGATACTAGAGAAACTTGTCCTAAACTTTATGCAATGCCTTACGATATCGATGAACCAACTAATCAAGGTAATTTTGCTGGCAATGTAGGTGTATCAGGTCAAGGTTTAGTTTATGTTTCTAGATATCGTGGTACAGATTCAACTGATGGTAGAGATGTTTACGAATTCCTTAGAAGTTTAGATCCTTCTTCAAAATGCTTTGTAACTATAGAGGAAACAGGAATTCAGAACGGATATTATCCCGCTGCTGGATTTGATACACTTTCTCAATCTTCCGCAAACATGGGTTTGTTTTGGGCTAAAGATATTAACGGTGGTGAATTAGTTTCTGGAAGAAATTATGTTGGTTACTATGTTGGAACATCTTTTAACCCATATCCAAGTGATCCAATAAATTCTGATCCAAGGCCGATAGTAACTTTATTAAATTCGCTTGTTGCCGGGCCAACAGGTATTACTGTTGTTACGGATACAACTTGTGTAAATGGAGTTCTTGCAAATACTTATGCAACTATTTATCCATCTGAAACATTACAGATTGCTGAAGACACAAAGAAAAGTTTTATAAGTTTAAATGATACTCCTTCTTCTTATGCTGGTGTTGCAAACTATTATGTTGCTGTTAATCCAACTGCAACAGGTTTAAGTTTTACATCTACTTTACCTTCTTCAACTGTTATTCCTTCAATGTCTTTTATTAATTTAAAAGATTGCCCTAGTTCTTATTCTGGAACAGCAAGCAAAATAGTTACTTCAACAGGAAACGGTTTAACATTTACAACCGCTGCATTTACTACACCAACAGATTCTTCAATCATACCTAAACAGGGTGTATTAAATTCAACGATACAATTTAAACTTGTTAATGACGAATTAACTCCCGGTGCAAATAAATATTACGGAACTAATTCAGCGGGTGTTAAAGGTTGGTATGATCTACCATAGGGGAAATAATGGCATATAGACCTACAAACAATATTAAAGAAAATGTAATTCATCGAAATACAATCTTTGATGGTCAAGGAATGGTATCTTGTTGCACTTGTGGATATTGCATTAAAAGAAATGAAGAAGCAACTTTAGAACTAACTAATTTTAAAGCAGCACCCTCAATTGTTAATGAGAATTCTATTGGATCAACAATAATAGAATTTTCTGATTATATGATTCCAGTAGCAAACAGCAGTTTTAATGGATATGTTTTAACACCAAATCCAATACCACAAAGTGAAAACCCAACAGGTTTAGCAGATGGATTAACTTATTATCCATTTTTAAACTGCGATGGAGAAACAACACAAAGAGCATATTTATATTATGATGTTTATTATGGGCAATTATACCCTCAAAGTTATTGGAAAATGCCATCTTATCCAAATGAAAAAACCGCCCATCCTTATGGTGTTTCTGTTGAAATTGGAACAGATGGATTATTTTTTAATAATCAAAATCTTTTTTATTTTACTTATTTTTATGAAAATGGATTTTCAAAAAATTCTTATTTAAATAAATTTAATTATTCAAATGGGAATAATTCTGGTTCATACGATCTTTTTTTAAATTACATAACTAATCATGATTTTAGTGTTGATGGAATTAACGCTGATACAGAATGTACAAATAATGTATTAAAAATAATAGATCCTGTTTTTTATCTTGATGTTAGTGGATATTCTTTTTCTTATTTGCATCCTGATTATAA